GTTAGGGGAAGCGTAGCAACCCCTAGTGTGAGTTTTCCCGGTGGGCGTGCTGCGTGCCCTTAGGCCCATAGGCTGCACCGGTTACCAAACTAGTGTCTAGCGACAAACCGTCGCCTGCTTGCATGGCGAGGCGACGAACAGACCTCTCCCTACGGAGGGGTCGCAACTAAAACCAGCGAATAGGTTGGTCCCTTTAGCTTCCGTGTGGCTAGAGGGTTGCGTTCTAAGAACGCCTTCGAACACGCTTAACAGCGGCGAAGGTTGAGGAGTAGTATAGTTAACAGCGATGGGGCCTGGGAGCCACTCCAATTCCTGTGCGGTGCCGATAACAAGGGATCGACTTGAGGGTTAGCAGCCCTCGGGTTAAAGTCAAGGGTGGAGTGTAAAAGGGGGCCAGTGTGCATCAGGAGACAGTCGGGCGCGTTGCCCTAGCGCGTTACCGGTAGAGTCGTATCAACGCCCGTATTAGGCCTAACCCCGTTCTTAACACGGGCTCGGGTTTAGAGGGGACTGTCTGAGAAGTGCACATGGGCGTAATCCGTTCCGAATGGGAACCTTAGCACCTAGTCTTGCCCCCGCGCCACGAGATTCTTCTCGTGCCGCCTTGGGTGAATGACTTTGCTGGCGAACGGCCAAACCAATCGGTATACGTAATGACGGACGTAGCCTAGGGCAATGAGATCTAGTCGAGCTTGAGACACTCGCGGGTACGATTGCCTTACCATTGTCTGGGAAACACGGCTGGGGAGTCGTGGGACCTTCTGTACTATTTTGAGATCTAAGCTTAGTGTTCGTGGAGTAACATTTATAACACGGGATGTGGGATCATTATCCTCCCCGCTCTTATGGGATTGAGCGTTACAAACGCCTAATATGAGAAAGGAAGTAGCTTTCAAATTACCGAACCTCCCGAAGGCTCGTCTCACACGCGCCAGCGTCCAGCGTATGGACGCGAACGCCCGCACCCTGCGTATGGGTGCAAAGACCGCCAAGAGCATGAAGACCAACGTCCTCCAGCAGAAGACTCTGCGGAGGTGTAGGCCCATGACGCGGTCGCAAGCAACCGCCGCCAAAGTGCACATTTTAGCCAAGAGTCTCGGCGCTCTTGACTTAATCCCTGTGCACATGCGAACGTCTCCGGAGATCTTAAACCTCTTGGAGTCCCACCACGCTACGCTCACCCGCACCACACACTGCCCTGCCTTTATCTCCGGCAATCAGGGCTCCTGGACAAACTCTGACGATGTGAAGAACGGTCAGATTGTGCAAAGGAGGAAGCCCAAGCAGAAGCAGAAGGGGGGCACTATAGTCGGACGCGGTGCATATAACAAGGGTGTGCGCCAGGCATTCGACCTTGGCACTAGGGCTGCGTTGAAGGCGGGGGCGCGAACGGTCGCGGGCGCCCTTGGGGTGCCCCAGTTGGGCGGTCTCGCCGAATCCGGGGTCATTGAGCTTTACAACAAGGCTTCCAAGTTCCTCAAGGGTCACGGCGAATACAGCAACGCTGACAGTATGGTCCAGAACGTGCTGATGACGGGCAAGATGGGGCCTCTGACCAGATTCGCCGGGGACATCAACCGCATGACGATCACTGGTGAGGAGACTTTGTGCACCGTGCAGACAGGTTCTGTTGCAGGCAATGAGGTCATCATCAAGTGGTCGGTGAATCCGGGAGATTCCTCGTTCCTGCCTAAGTTAGCCAACACCGTTTCGGGATTCACGAGGTACAACCCCATGGGCATGTACTTCAAGTTCATCCCGTCGATGAGTTTGGACTTGGCTAATGGCAATTACGCGATGAAGATGATCTACAACGCCGGCGCCAACCCGATCACCACCTTCTTGGAGTGCACGGACGACACTGACTCCGTCACTGGCCAGCTTGGACAGCCGGCCATGTGCGGGATCGAGTGCGACGAAAGCACTCTGGGGAAGACGTGGTACATGATCCGAGATGGTGTGCTAACCGACGCCAACGGTACCACAGTCCCGCTTACAGAGACAGATCAAGGCACAATGTACTTCGCGCTCAAACCGGCATCATCAGTCGGAGCGAACACTCAGGTGGGGTACATTAAGGTCGGGTACGTGTACGTTGTTGACAGCCCAAGGCAGATTCGTTCGCGGTTCGGGCTGCTCAACTGGACGAACACAACTGGCATCACCAACTCGACGGTATTTGGCACTCCGGACACCACCACCACAGGAGTAGTGCGGCGCCAGATCGGAAGCCTGAGTGGCACCACCATCAAGAACAACTCAATCGAGCTGACCAATGCGAACCTGAACGATTACTATCGTATACGGCTCACTTGGTTCGGTGGTGCCACTGCCATCACCGCCCCGACACTAACCTTGACCAACTGTTCATACGTCACTTACTTCGCCAACCACACCGCCACTGCGACGTTCTTTCCCACAAACGGTACCACCACAACCCAATTTTGTGCGGATACGTGCGTTATAGTGACCTCAGCTGAGCCGAATGTTGCCACGATTGCACTGTCAGGAGCCACACTGCCTTCATCTGCCTCGTCAGTAACTGTCGAGATCATTTGTCTAGGCAATGGTCTACCTGCCACTGCATACTAGGTAGTCGGCAAGCTCTCGGGTCACATCCGGGAGTGGAGCCTCGCTCTGACAAGGCGAGTGTGCGCGGCCGCGAAGGCAAAGAAGACGGCGGGAAGAAGACCGCTGACACTCAGGAAAGACTGGGGTGCCTTTGATTTCCTCAATGGTAATCAAGGAAGCTGGACCGGGACTGATGACCACGCTCCCCGGACAGAACTACCACTGCATAGCGCCGGACCCACCCCGGTCGGCACTGTGCCTGCTGAGAGACCACTTCCTAGGTACTTAGCAGCGCAACTTCAGCGAGTGGCTGCCCCTCCGCTTTTGAGGAGGCAAACCGGGGTGGATTTGCGGGTGTTTCGACACTCCTGGGTCCGACGGTGCGAACACAGACTGTTGATAGCAGTTCTGGTGCTGTTGGTTATCGTGCTTCTGCAGCACGCAGTCGAGTGGTGTCTGCGGATGCGCGACAGCCTTAACGGCGCTAACGGGGAGTGGACCGGCAAGGACGATGTGTCCTCCTATTCGACGCTCATGTACTTGACCGTAGGCGCCGACAACACCAACGAGTGGAGAAGAGTGTATCGTGCCGAGCAAGTCGATTCCGTGCCTGAGGGTGACCTTGTCGAGTTCGTGTTCTCGATGCGCACCCATGGATATGAGCTAGCCAAGCTCTACATGGAGAGGTTTGCTCAAACCAGAGTCGGCAAGAACGACTTGATCGGCATAGAACGGGCTATGAGACGCCAAATTGAAATAGGCGACTACGGGGGCATCAAGAGGTGGCCACGAGTAAGCTCTCACCCGAGAGCGCGAGCCATGCGCGGTGACAACCACTTGGAACTTGGGTTCCATTGTGGCCACGCTGGCCACCTAATGTGTGTTTCTCCGTCATCAGAGGGAGTCCCCTTGGGGATTCCACGTCCTGGAACTCTGATGCCCCGTCCACTCGAACCACCCGCCCAAGTCGAAGTGGAGTCGTCACCACAAGTTAGGAGCAGCTCCGTTCGCAGGCCAGATACTCCAAGACCGACTATAAACGGGAACAATGGATCCGCGACAAACACTGATGACCATCTTGGTTGGTCATGTCGAGTGTTCCCGTTGACAACGTGGGGTTATGCTGACCCCAGATGGTACGTCACCAGAGTCAACCCCGACGCGTTGGATGAGGATGGCCAGTACGCGCCGGGTGACACACTCTCCATTAGGAGCCATGCTCCAGGGACAACCATGCCCGATGGTCCGCCTATACCGGTGACCAAGGAGAACCTCGAATCGTTCGCCAAACAGGCGGATTCGGCTCTCGTTTCCACATCTGTCATTTTCATGACGGTTCTTTATTGCGCCGCCACAAACAAAAGGTGGGCTACGCTCGCTCTCCTTCCGGTTTTATGGATGTCGAACACATTGTGGAGGACATCCAGAAACGCGTATTGTGTTATGCGGCAAGCAATGTGGACGAGCATTGGTGTTATCCCCGTTAAGGAGTCTCAAGGGTGGAAGTTCGTTCGCGAGCAGCTGTCACTGAGGTTCCGGAAGCAGCTCAACGGGAACAACGGAGAAGCAACGAACTCCGACGACGTGCCATCCACCGCCTGCCGGCTAGTTAAGAGCAGGCTCCTCAACACGAAAGGCTCTGGCGACCCAAATGATTGGGTGCCTTTCAGCTCCAGAGAAACCATAACCACGATACCGACCGGCCATTTGGCCGAGGTCGCGTTTTATGTGGGCCCCAATGGGACGTCATTCGTCCTGCGTACCGAGCAACCGCTGGCATTCGACCAGCGAGAACTTGAGTTCGCAGTTCCTATGCTTGAGGCCCTCGTCTGGCCTCAGGACAAGGTCCGGAGGGGTAGGTTGTGCCAGGACCCACGTGTCAGAGCCATGTACGACGCCCCGATCGTACGGCAGATGGTGACTCCGCTTCCGGGGGATCATCGTGTTCCCCACAGCGCCTGGAGCGCCGCCTTAAATTCTCGATCAGCTTTCGAGCCGTCCGAACATGACCCTGACATCCAGTCCGATCTTAACGGGAGTCATGGTGAGTTCACCAACTCCGACGACGTGACGCTCGTTGGGTTGGACGAGTCTTTAAGAGCGATGGAAGCCCTCAACGTTGCAGGCCATACGGAGTGGCAGGCGCCACGGCGCGTTGACCCACCGTCGCAATCAAATGCGATCTCTGCCGGCGCCGCAGCCGAGAGCATACGTGTAAGCCACACCCGCATGCTCCAGACGAACCAACACAAGAGGTTTCAGACACACTCCCCCCCAAGTCGCCAGGTCACACCTCCTGCGGCAGGCTGGGCTAGTGTCGCGAAAGCCGGGTCTGTGAAATCTAGCGGCAGTCAGCGCAGCCACAGGGGGAAGAGAGGCGGACAAAAGCACAAGAGGGCAAAGTCTGACCCCGGGCTTGGAGGCCGGGGGCAGTCTCCCACACCGCCCGCCCCTCTCACTGCCGAAAACCTAGCGAAGCTCTCCACACCACCTACACCCTCCCAGAACGTCCCAGACAAGGCAGGTTCAATTGTCAGCGCGGGTGCCGCCGCTGCGCGTGCGAACCTTGTGCCCATGACCCTTTACGAAGAGGGGGTCGGTTTTAGGGACATACTTGAGGGTAGAGCGAAGCTCACGTGGCCATTAGACGGGCGAGAATCGTTCCTCGCCAGCTTATGGGGTCGGCACACTGCTTACACCTACATGGTCAACCCTGAGAATGTCAGGAAGGTGTGGCTGCAGGTGTGCTCCCGTAATGTGCACGAGGGAACGGTCGGACCCATACGCGGGGAGTGTGCAGAGAAAGGCCTAGAGGATGAGGAGCTGGAAGTCATCCCAAAGCTCCTATTTCAGCGCCTAGAATTTCAGCGCGCGGGCGACGCGCGCGCAGGTGCATCTAAAACGTCCATCGAACACGGACGTTTAAACTTGTGCGCCCCGGTCTGGACCATACTGGACCTCGTAAGGTCTTTGACGTACGCTGCGACACTCAAATCAACTTTAAGTTTAATGAGTTGTTTAAGCCACTCAACGACGCTGCCGAGATCTACGCCCAAACCGGGGAGTTTGATGCCCGCATATTCAAGAAGCGAGAACGTCTCGAGGGCCGTGGCCACCGCACGTTTTTTGGTCCCTACTTTCACCATTCTGGTGTCGTGTTTGCTCGCACGCGACACAATACGAAGTTGTGCATCTCTCGGCTCTTCCATGAGAAGATCGATGTTCACAGTCTTCACAAGATTCAAGTGGGGACTGTTGCGGCGCCACCTCTAGTCGAATACCGCCGTAAGATAGGCAGGATAGCCAGCGACATAGTTTGGGGTACAGGTGGTGACTGGAGTGATAAATGCACGAAAGAGGCATTTGCTCCTCACGTCAAAAGAGCGTTGCGCGCGCCAGCGTGGGAGGAGGTCCTACGTGATGGTGATGACCGCTCTGAAGACGTCACTTTTATGGGACGTTACGTCCAAGTCAACATCAAGCCCGACGAGTTCGCCAAGCCTTCCAAGCCTCCCCGTGCGGTGAACGATCTTGGGGTAAAAGCCAGCCTACGCGCTCCTTGGCTGGTCAACGCAGTAAAAGATGCGTTGTCATCCCACCCTTTAGTGTACAAAGGGTGGGAGTACATATTTATAAAGAGTCCGTCCATGATTGCACTTGCCGAGGCATTCGAGAAGATGACACGCAGGAACGTCTTCCTGTACTTCTCAGACGACTCAACTGTAGCGTTTCGCACATCCGAGGGCATGTTCTGGGCCAACCTGGACATCACCTCATGTGACGCCTCTAACGGAACCAGCGTGTTTGAGTCCTTGCTGGACTTTGCACCTGGCCGTCTTCGACGCCATATGAAGGCGTTGCTGAGGCAGTGCACATGGGAGTGCCGGGTTGGATACGGAAAAGGATGTTTGAAATTTAAGCCCGTTGAGTATTTTGAGTACTCCGGCTCCCTGTTGACTACTCTATTAAACTGTGTAGCAAACCTCGCCCTCGGGTTTTATATAACACAGGGATACACACCTCGTAGCATGCTTGAGACTCAGAAATGGATTGAAGACAGGCTGGGTTCCTGTGGATGGCAGTGTACCATCCAGAGATGTTCTAGCTTCGAAGAAGTCCAATTCCTGAAGTGCTCGCCCTGTAGGTCAGTCAGCGGCAAGTGGCTGCCCTGCTTGAATCTAGGTGTTATATTAAGAAGTATCGGTCAGAGGAGGGGTGACCTCCCTGGGCGAGGAGATCTCGCTGCTCGCGCGCGGTCATTCAACGCAGGTCTTGTTAAGGGGTTTGTGCACGCCGGAAATCACCGGCTTCTGCGCACACTCCAAACCAAGTACTTGTCTGAGAGAAACGCTGACGTGCAGTTTAATAGCGACGCCGCCCGCTTTTTGACGGACGGGTTAAAAGAGATCCTCGACGATGCTAGTGTCTGTGCCCGGTACGGAATATCCTTGGGCGCGTATGATGAGTTGAACAACCTCATCGCACACGCTGATTTTGGTGACCGAATCTCCTGCCAGGCATCCGACACGATCCTACAGTTAGACTACGGGCTGTAGACCGCTGGAGCACTTAGATCGCGGTGTTAACCGCTGACTTCTTGCTCTATTTCGCGCTTGCGCGGGGAAGTAACCATGTTGCGGGATGGTGAAACAAATAC